GCACTCTACGAGGCGACAGTGTGTTTCTCACTCATGAAGACGCTCTGCGTATGAGGCTCGACCGCAATCTAGTGCCGATGTTGCTAGAAGGCGGCGACGATACTCCTGTTGGCATGGTGCAAGCTAGCGGTGGGTTGTCTGATAGACAGAAGCAGGCACTTGAGGCAGTGACGAAGCTGCTTGAAGGCGACCCAGATATTGTCAACAAGCTGCTCGCTTCAACTGAAGCTGAGCCTGAGGAAGTGGAGAAGTAGTTATGGCTGTTCAAGTCGCTGTTCCTAGCTTTCGTCGCGTCAACTACCGTGTGGCTGATATGTGCTACGCGGCAGATGTCGGTGTCGATGGCATCACTACTGTAGACATTCCTGCATGCGTGGCTGCTGGTGCGGGTGTGATTGTCAACGGTCAGGTTCTCGCAGCAGGAGGTAACGTTGTTCCTGCTGTAGCGTTGACTGATTTGATAATGGGTCGCTACGGACGCAATGTGACTGTTGTTGGTATTGCTGGTGCAGCAGGCAATGCGACGTTGGTTGGCTTTGACTATCTGGGTCAACCCATACGTGAGACGTTCGTGCTTGCAGGCGCTACGCCTGTTGTTGGTAAGAAGATGTTCAAGGACATTGCGTATCTGTCTGTTCCTGGAGCATCTACGTATAGCATCGGCGTCGGTGTTATCCTCGGTGTACCTTACAAGGTGCTCCATACGGCGATGAGTGGTGAGATGACGAGTGACGTTACTGCTGCAGCAGGTGCGTTGGTTGCTGGTGTAGTCACGCAATCGCTTACATCAGGTGATCCACGTGGTGCATACACTCCAGCAGCAGCACCTGATGGTACGCGTACATATCGGTTCTCGTGCTTTGTGGATCGTAGCAATCTGCACGGCTCTGCACACGTGACTGTGTAACTTCAACAAACTACAACAGGAGGAGGTTAGCATGACTGTAGAATATGCTCAGCAGTACAACGGCCAGAACGTTGTCGCAGTGCGTGATGCACACGCAAGCGACCCAGGATATGAGAAAGACGGTGATTGTGTTGTTGCGACGCTTGCAGATGGCAGCGTGGTGACGGTCAAGAAGAGCCAATTGACCACTGCTGCGCCTGCTGGACAGGGTTCGCAAGGTGCGAAGGCGTATACGGGGAAGAAAGAGTAACACTTCCAACGAGTTAGCCCTCACGCATGTAGCAACGTGAGGGCTAACTGCACGCTATATATAAGGTGTGGAACAAATCATGATCACATTTGGCGATCTTGTGACGAAGGTTCTACAGCGTTTGGCGCTCGTTGAGGGGTTGGATGCACAGATATACGCCGAACCACGCATACAGCTAGCTATACAACACAAGTTCGACCTCATATTCAGGGAGTATTGGATACCTGAGTACATGACGTATCAGGAGCCACACGTGTTAGACGGTGTGAATGGCTTCATCGTCACAGACACAACGAGCTTGATTAAGGATTGGCGTGATCTGCATAGTGTATTTCACGAAGGATCACACAAGCCGATGCCTATCGCGCCCATGAGCGTGCGTGATATTGATGTCAACTACCCAAGCCTACGCCCAGCAGGCATGAACGCGACGAAGTTATTTCGCGTTGTACCTCCTACAACTACGGGCACGGTGTATGTGACATACAGAACTAAGCCAGACGACTTTGAAGAAGACAGCGATGAGATTTACATAGACACGCAGTTGTTGTTGCTGGGCAGTTGTTGGGACGTGCTTGAAGGTGATGGCACCAATCCGGGTGAGAGTGACAAGTTCAAGATGTTATTTCAGGATGCATTGAGCCAGTTCAACCGCAGCCAATTCAACATCCCTATGGACAGTGTGCAGTCAACACGCTCAGTCGTGAACAGGTGGTCATAACATGGTGCAGATGACCGCTCGCGCGCATAAGCCTGTAGGCAGACCTAAACAGAAACGACCGACTGCGAAGTTACAGAACACCACCATTCGCGACTTCGGTGGTGGGTTGAACGTCGTTGACAGTGAACAGAACTTGACGTCGAAGTTCGCACCTGTGTTCGACAACATGATCACATACACCGATCGTCGTGTAGGTCCGCGGCACGGGTTTGAGATGTGGTTGAAGTTGAAACAAGGCACAGCGACAACGACAACGGTTGACATCGCAATAACTACCATAGCAGAGAACAAGATCGTCACTGTGTATTGGGGCGCGCATCCTGCAATGAATGCAATGTCCCATGTCACGATCAGCGGATGGGACATTACATTCAACGGCGTCACACCTGAGATGATGAACCGCACGCATGGTGTGCGACGTGTGATTGATGTTAATCAATTCGAGATCGTTGTGTCTAACTCACCGTCAGCTACAGGTGGATGGAGTGCAGGCGATAACGTCACTATTACGCATGACACATTCATGCTAGGCGGCGAGCCTGTAGAGTGCAAGTACTTCGCCAACTACGTCATTATCTGGTCATCCACGGGTGAGATCGTTCGTGTGGATAGAGATAAGAACGCGCAGCGTATATTGAGCCACGCTATAGCATACGCACAGAACAACACGCGTATTGGTTGGACACAGACTGACATTGTAGCAAGCGACATCTTTGGTAAGGAGTTGGTATGTAGCAATGGCCGCGATAAGCCGTTGTCGATAGACTTCACACGTGTTGACTGGGTGATGCCGTTGGTAGATCCTGGTAACAGTAGTAGCAACATCGAGGTGCCAGCATTTGATGCATGCAAGTCAGCATTTCGTTACTTCACTGTACACGATACAGACTTACGCGATCTGCCTGACTATGTGACGAACATTCGCATCGCTGCCAAAGACACATGCGTAGTGTTCTCGACCGCTCCAAGTCCGATGGATGCTGTTGACATCGACATGTCGAAGATCGTCGCTAGTCCTGAACAAGCCGTGCGTGCGTTCGCTACCATCAAGGACGCATTGTTAGTCATCACACCAACAGCGACGACGTTGATGAAGTTAGGCACGATGTCAGACACAGGCGGCAGTGCTGTATCACTACACGATCCGCAGCCATTAGACACACTCAACGGGTTTGGTAGCAATGCGCCGCGCAGTGTTGTGGAGATAGGCAGCGACGTGTTCATGATTGACTTCAACGGTGTGCCTAGTGCGAAGTTGTCTACTGTGTCGAACGCTGTCGTACCTGAGCGTGTGTCTAACTACATCGAGACGATGATGTCAGCGCACATTGCGAGGTTGAAGAAAGAAACAATGAGGCTGAAGACATTCGGCTTCTACGATAGCAAGAACAAGACTGTTCACTTCTACCTGCCGAAGTACGACGCAAGCGACGTACGCAGGTTGACAACCGATCCATTGTTCTTCGATGGTGACATGGGTCACAATGACATCACCAAGCGCACGTTGATCATGCGCATTGACAGTCATCAGTTTGAAGAAGGTGACTTAATAGATGTATCAGGCTCAGCAGCAGTAGGCGATGTTGACGCAGTGAACATCAATGGTCGTCGTGAGGTGATTAGTGTTATCAACGATGATTACATACTTGTATCAATAGGTGAAGACCTACCCACAACGCCACCAGCCACGAACGTGTCTGGAGGTGGTAACAGCATCCAAGTGCGACCTGTGAACAACGGCACTATTGGATACATCTATCACTACGTGCCGCAGTTGAAGCTGTTCGCATGGTCTAGGTTCAAGACAGCTAAGCCGCATGCTGTCAATCAACTACTGTTCAACTGCGGATGTGGCACCATCGAGGGTAGGTCGTTCCTGTTCACACCCGATGGCTACATGATGCGCTATGGTTCGATGGACACACATGTGCATGCTGATTGGCTAGGCATGTATGATCTAGCAACGTGGACTAGCAACACACTCTACAACGCAGGCACGCGTATCTTCGACAGCGCGGATGGGTTGGTGTATAAGTGTCTGGAGAACGTGCAGACTATAGCAGCCAACTTCCCAGCAGCACGTGCTATCAAGCCTGATGCATGGGAGGAATACAAAGGTGAGCCGATTGAAAGCAAGTGGGAGCTACCTTGGGCTGACTTCGGTTCACGACAGGCTACTAAGGCGTTGCGCTTTACACATGTAGATGCATCAGGTGATGCGCAATTTACATTGCGACTATACTCCGACAACATCTACCGTGATGCTGCAACAGGTCAACAAATGCCAGCACGTGAGTTGACCTTTGTGCCTAATGAAGCAGGTGCATATGGCGCAGGTCCGCAGGTGTATGGTGCAGGACGTAGAACACGAGAACAAAAACTGTGGCAGGTACCTGTCAAGTTCAAGATACTCAAAGCTGCTGTAGAGGCGCAATCAACTGGACCGCTGTCTATCAACGCGATTAGTTTCATGTATCAACGTGGTAGTTTGATGCGTGGGTGAGTTATACAGTGTATAACATGTTGACATTGTTATATATATATGCAACAAATATTAGCCTAGGGCGGCGGCGGGCGGTTGAGTTAGACATATATTGCATGGGCTACATTGCCCCACACATGGTGGGCAGTGCGCAATGGTAGCCAACATTCGCGGTTATACTCCCAACTACGCATTCAAGCTTGTCAACTTCGACACACCTAGGTGGCATACACTCGAGTATGCCAACTGGACGCAGCTTGATAGCATGTTGCTGCAAGCTGGCATTCCTAACATCCGTGGTGAGTGGATATATAGCACACGTTATTACGTCGGTGATCGTGTGTTTGATAGCACCACAGGTGTGTTGTATCGTTGTCTAGTCGAGCACACCAGCGCAGGAACTGGTACGTTTGCTGATGATCGCGCATTGCATCCCACGTATTGGACGATACAGACAACTGGTGTGCCGATCTTCCGTGGACAGTGGCAGACTAGTGCTACGTATTCGTTAGGTGACATTGTATTCATCAACGCGTATCAGTACTATCTGTGTATCGATAGCCATCTATCTAGCCCAGCATTTGCAACTGACGCGGCGAAGTGGACGCTGGTGTTTGACGCTACTGCGGCTGTCAATACGACGAATGCGAATGCTACTGCGTCATCTAATAGCGCATCGCAAGCTGCAACGAGTGCGACGAATGCTGCGACGAGTGCGACGAACGCACAGGCGAGCGCGGTTGAAAGTGCTGCACAAGCTGCGAAGCTGTTCGGTACATCTACATCATCGAACACAATCGGGCTGACTGCGAAGACGTTCGTCACACAAGCGAACAAGTACTTCAACGTTGGCAAGTTCATCATGGTGCGTGCCAACTTAGACCCCATTAACAATTGGATGTGGGGACAGGTGTCGTCGTACAGTGGTACGTCACTTGTCATCAACGCAATCACATCAGGCGGCGCAGGGACGTTCGTTGACTGGATCATCGACGTATCTGGCTCGCGAGGTGCTATAGGTCCGCAAGGTATACAGGGTGAGCTTGGACCGCCACTTGTTATCAAAGGCACGGTGCCTAGCGCAGGAGCACTGCCACCTACAGGTAACACTATAGGTGACATGTGGATCGCTACCGACAATCAGCATCTGTACATCTGGGATGGTACGCAGTGGGACGATGCTGGTCCGCTTGGTACTAGCACAACTACAACTGCTGACAATCCACCGAGCAATCCTAAAGATGGAGACATGTGGTGGGAGAGTGATAGCGGCATCTTCTGGGTCTACTACGATGACGGCAATACGTCGCAGTGGGTACAAGCGGGAGGAGCTGCAGCTAGTATCAACCAGAATGCTGTGTTGAAGACTGGCGACACGATGACTGGTGATTTGTCGATTAACAAACTTGCGCCTTCTATATTCCTCGACAAGACAACAGTAACAGCAGGCGGCCTTTACGGGCGTTCTGGATCGCGAACGATGTGGCGTGTAGTAGTCGGTGATGGAGGAGCGAACGAAGCATTTCATCTACAACGATACGACGCAGCAGGTGTTTTCGTCGATAGTGCAGTTGTAATCAATCGCACAAATGGTGATATAGGTTTTGGCGTGGGTACACCCAACCTTATCAGCTTTAATGCACCTTCAACAGTTCAGGTGTTAAACACGACCGCTTCAACAACACCTACAACAGGCGCATTGACTGTTGCAGGAGGATTAGGTGTTGGTGGTGGGATTAATGCTACTGGTACAATCAGATCATTTGCCAAATCTAATGTACTCGGCAATCCCAATGGCGCGGCATTCAACGCGGCAGTCGCACAAGCTGATGCAAACTTGTTGCTGTATGATGGAGGTGGCAACAATTGGTGTGGAATGGGAATTGATTTACTGGGTCACTTCTGGCTACGTACTGGTTTAAGCGGATCACCAGTTCCGACACTTGCTATTACAACTGATCAAGTTGTCCGTGTTCAGAACGCCCTTCCTTCCAACTCACCAACAACAGGTGCGTTGGTTGTATCTGGTGGTTTGGGTGTTGGTGGGAATATTAACGCTAGCAGCATTACCTGCGACAGCGCAGGTGATACTGTATTTTCATATATGCGCAATCCAGCTCCCAGCACAGGCGCATGTTATGTTGCACAGAATTTTAATCCGTCTGGCACTCGTTATATGCTTTATATGAAAGTAGCCAATGGTGCGACAGTAGGAACAATAACATCAGACGGCGCAAGTGCTGCCTACAACACCTCCTCAGGAGCAGAGCTTAAAGAAGACCTCAAATCATTCGACGCAGGCAGCATCATAGACAACACGAATGTGTATGACTTCGCATGGAAGTCTACTAAAGAGCGCGCATTTGGTGTCATCGCTCAGCAGGCTGTTGATGTATATCCGCTCGCAGTCACACATACAGAGGCATCGACCGAGAAGGGTGCTGAGAGAGATGAGTGGTGGGGTGTTGACTACTCAAAGTACGTCCCCGTGTTGTTGCAAGAGCTGAAAGCATTGAGACAACGTGTTGCAGACCTTGAAGGTCGCACACTTGATAAGCCTGTTGTCACCACTGCACCACGTGGGAGGAAGTGATGGCAATCGACTTCCCTGCTTCACCTACTGTAGGTCAAGAGTACACGTCAGGTGGAATGACGTATGTGTACAATGGCACAGGGTGGACTATTAAAGGAGGAAGTACGACTGCGCTTGCGACGAATGCGTATGTAGATGCGCAGGATGCGTTGAAGGTTGCTAAAGCTGGCGACACTATGAGTGGTGATTTGACGATCAGCAAAACAAAGCCCAACGTGATATTAGATAGACCTGTTGGCAGTCCAGCAGAGATATTCAGTAAGACGGGTGGACTTACTCGTTGGCGGATTAATTTAGCAAATGGCCTTGCAGAAAGCGGTGGAAATGTTGGATCAGGTTTTCAGATTGATAGATATGATGATGCAGGCAATATCATCGAGGCGGCACTAAAAATTGACCGCGCAACTGGCTATGTTACAATAGGTCAAACGACAATTGCCAACGCCTATGGTAATCTAATAATTCAAGCTGGTGCTGGCACAGGATCGCCTCTTATACAGGGGATGAAGGGTGGTTTAGTTCGTTGGGAGCTATTCTTAGGAGATAGTACTGCAGAGACAGGCAGCGATGCGGGGTCTAACTTTAGCATTCGCAGTGATACAGATGCGGGTGTAGCAAAGGCAACACCACTGACAATCAGCCGTGCAACTGGTGCTACGACGCTGACAGGCGTGGTTATGTCTAATGCATCTCAAAATACAGATATCCACTATGATGCCGCTGGCTTGAGAAAATGGACAATTCGTGGTGCTGATCCAACTGTCTCTAATTTTGGTATTTTTCGCTACAATGATGCAGGGGCATATATTGATATGCCACTGGCAATCGTTCGTTCGACGGGCGCTGTAGTTCTACAAGGGACCTTACCTTCCACCTCACCTACAACAGGCGCATTGACTGTAGCTGGTGGTTTGGGTGTTGCTGGTAACATTCACAGTAGTGCTATCGGCCTTGGAACTGCTATTGGGACATACCCCGGTGTTGGTAATACTACTGTAGGAACTGAAATCGGTACTGGATATTTTACAGTCAGCATTGCCAGTGGTAATGCACCGATTTTCTCTAATCGCAACGTTGATGGTGGACTTATGGATTGCCGTCGTAGTGGCGTATCTACTGGCAACATCTCTACCACAGCAACAGCGTGCTCGTTCAACACATCGTCAGACGCAAACCTGAAAGAAGACCTGAAATCGTTTGATGCAGGTAATATCATTGATGACACTGAGGTGTATGACTTCAAGTGGAAGGCAACTGGCGAGCGTGCATATGGTGTGCTCGGTCAGCAAGCTAAAGAAGTCTACGCTACACCTGTGACCTATGATGAGAAAGAAGATCGACACTATGTGGACTATAGTAAGTATGTCCCTGTGTTGTTGCAGGAGTTGAAAGCAGTACGTGCGAGGCTTGCTGTGCTTGAGGGCCGCACACCTGATAAGCCACCAGCGAAAAAGAGATGATACGTGTAGCTGCTATAGTGATGCTATCAACGATGACAACATCGTGTGCATACACTGCGCCTTATGGTGGCTTCTTTGGTTTTCGTGAGCCACTCAGACAACCGGCAGCGATAGCTGTACCTGAGAGTTATACGAAGTCTGAAGTAGATGCGATCAACGCAGAGACAGTGTGTAGGTTGCAATCGAGGAATGTGCTAGAAGCTTCACGCTGCGGGATTAGGAGACAACAATGACAGCTTTAGCAGTCAACGTGTTGTGGTTCTTGATCGGGTTGATCATACTATGTGGCATTGTTTGGCTTGCCATCTGGGTGATTGAGAGCTTCATCATGCCTATTCCTGAGCCTATCAAGAAAGGCGTTTGGGTCATCGTGTTGTTGCTGGCGTTGATCGCACTCATCGGCGCTGTAGCAGGTGGAGGGTTTCACTTTCCGTCAATCAGAGGAGACACAGGTGGAACGTCTCCCACCATATCCGCCCTCACCGCCATCGATATGTATAGGTTGCTGAAATGAAGATCACTGTTCGTCAGGTAGAAACACCGCGCGATAGTGTGGACATTGAAGATGTCGCCACGCATGCGAGTAATGAGCACGGCTGTGGTCGCGAGTTTGATCCTCGTGCTATCGGTAGGCATGTGTTCTATGCCGTTAAGGACCCCGAGAGGAAACACATCAACGGGTGGGTTGCATACGACACAGATGGTAAACCTGTTGGGTACTTAGTCGCAACGATGCGTGAGAGCATGTACAGCTTCAGGTCTTACGCCATACAGGAGATGTGGTATGTGTTGCCACACGCACGCAAATCGTTCGCAGGTTTGATGCTACTACACGCGTTCGACAAATGGGCGACAGAACGCAACGCGGAGAGGATATACATGCAGGTTGAACACGATCAAGATGACAAACTCATCGAGCGCGTGTTCAGGCTGATGGAGAGCATGGGCTACAGGAAGCAAGGCTACATCGGTGTTAAGGTACTAGACGGCAACAAGGAGAAGGATACAAGTCATGATCGCACCGCACATCGCGCAGTGGGCGCTGAACAAGCGCAACACTAGCGACCACGCGCATGTCGTGGTTGCTACTCACATCAACAACATCAACGACAAGCCTAAGAAGGCCGAAGTTGATGACACTATACCTGTGTTAGAGACAAAGGGTGGTGGTGGATATCAGCCACCTCCACAGCCTACCGCACTTGAGCAAGCGCAAGCTCGTGACTGGGAAGCGCAACAGGAAGACGTACGTGAGACACGTCGTGAAGAGAAAGCTGCTGAGAAGGAAGAGGACAAGAAGGCGATTAGTGATGCTGCGTGGTTGAGCAGTAAGAACGCTGCGTATGGTGGTGCTAAGAGTGGTGCTGCTTCGCGGCTGAATGCACTAGGCATCGGCGCAGGTGATCAGTACGGCGTGTGGGATCAAGTCAATAACAGGTATGATACAGCTAATGCAGGGCTGCAGACTGGTGCCGACTACAGCGGTGCTTTCAACTCTAGCATCGTGGATGAGATACTTGGTTCTGCTAGGACAGGACAGAGGAACAAGTACGGCACAGCATTCTCTAGTGCGATCTCACCGTACTTTGCAGAGGAACAGTTCGGCTCTACGTCAGACGATGCTATCCTCGCGAGCATTCTCGATCAGCAGTACTCAGATGCGATGACTGATCTGCAAGCATCACGCGCACGTGGTAGCACCAATGAAGCGACATACAATCGTGCGCTACGTGACCTCGACAGGACCAAGGCAACAGCGAACACAGATTTGCAGAACATCGGCCGTGGTGTGTTGGAGGATATTACAGGCGACATCGGCACGCGTCGCCAAGGTTCGTTGGATCAAGCAGCTAACTGGGACTTCGGCACAACTTACGACCCGACTGCAGAAGCTAACCGCATTCGTAGCTACGCTGATGAACGTCGTGCTGGGCTTGAAGGTGAGTTGCGTGGTGCAGTGGGTGGTAGGGAGTTCTTTGACGTCAACTCGCTACTTGGTAAAGCTGCTGCGAAGGTTGGTAATCAGTCAACTGGCACAACTGGCACCTCTGCACTCTACGACACGTTCGAGAACGAAGCTACACGTGCGAATGAGAACGTGCGTGCGAACGAAGGTACGTTCTAACACACACGTTATACACTGTATAGCGGCGTAGGACTACACCTATGATGGACATGGGCATCGGCAGCATCATTAGCGGCGGCTTAGGCTTCGCTGGCGCTATGATGCAAGCTGAAGAGCAAGCTGAAACTCGCGACATGAATTGGGCTGTCGCGATCATGAACTACCAACAGCGTGAACGTGAACGCGCTGAAGCTATTGCAATGGCGTTGAAGCAGCGTAAGGAGCAACAGCTTGGTAGTACAGACATACGCGGTACAAGGACGAAGTTCGTACCCGGTCAAGGGTGGGTTACTACAGGTGCTCCTGACGTACTAGACATGATGAAGCTCCAAGACGCGGAGCAGAAGAAGGTACTACAACACGATCTACCGCAGCGTAGGCAAGTTGCAGATCGCAACTACGTGCGTGGTTTGCAGGATGAAGGCACTGCTGACACGTTGAAGAGGATGTTCGTCAATGCGCTTGCACCTGCGAAGAGTGATGAAGGTTATGCGAATGACCTGTATCAGGCGCAGGCTATGGGGCTACGTGAAGCAAGCGCAGATGCTGGTCGTCGTGCATGGACGCAAGCTATGCGTACGCAGCAGAACAGCAATTTCGATGAGATAGCTTCAGGTATGCAGCGTGAGAGCAACCGCGCATACGCCAACGCTGCACTACAGGCGAAGTTGATGTCACGTGGTGTTGGTGAGAAGGAGAGACAGGGTAAGTTGAGTAGTCTGTCTAACCTGTACAACATGTTCGCAACGCGTGCTGGTCAATTGCCTGAGACCAACTACAGACCACAAACACTCGACACCAAGGGTACATTAGACCAGTCGATGGCTGGTGGCTTGCAGACAGGTAATGCTGCGATTGCTGCACTTGGTAAGAAGGGCGGGGAGCTTGACTATCTGTCGCCACTCACAGGCTACGGCAACGCTGTTGCTGGGTTGGGTAGTTCGCTGGGTAGTGCATTCAATCGCATGGGTGCGCAGAAAGCGTATGAAGACAGCCGTGGTGGTGTAACTGGGTTCGGTGGTAGTGGTAGTTACAATCAAGGTGACATGTATCTTGATGAAGAACGTGGCGCTGTTGGATAGGTGACGTATGCCTCGTGTTATCCCTAGCGGCGGCAGTGATCAGACTGCGTTCTTCATGGCGAGGAATGCTGCGGCTGATGATGCGCTTACTAGACTGTACTTGACGCTGCTGGCACGCAAGGAGGATCGTGAACGTAATGAAGCACTGCAACGCGAGTTGTTAGGCACACGTCATGGCAACCGTATGCAGGAGTTGGAGTACATCTATGGGCCACGTGGTCCTGCGAATGGACCTACTGCACATCCATTCGGTAGTCCCGGTGCGCAAGGTGATCCACTAGCTAAACCAGCTACACCACAAGCAGCACCACAAGCGCCATTGCCACCTAGACCTGGTGATCCGCCTGTTGGTGGGTTCTTACCGGGTGCCGGTGCTGCACCTAGTACAAATGCATTCACACCTACATCAGGTAGCGTGAGCAATCCGTCACCTGTTGGCCCACAAACGAGTGCTGATGATCAGCTACCACCTAATGCACGCATGGCTGCTGGTGTGTTGCCTGCTGGTGGCGTGAGTGAGTTCAGTGCGCAGTCTAAACCTGTACCATTGCCGGGACAGCGTAAGGCGAATGCGCAAGAACCCGGCACGATGAAGTATCAATACCCACAGAAGCGACCCACAAGGGGACCAGCAGAGTTTCAAGAGATGCATCCGTATTGGGTGCAGAAGATGGATGAAGCTGAGGACAAGTACAAGATACCCAAAGGCACGTTGCTTGCGTTGTACGGATATGAGAACGCTGGCGGTGCGATGTTGGGTAGGAATGGTGCAGGTAGTGCTGAGGGGATATTTCAATTCACTAAACAACTGCGTGATCAGTACGGGATTTCAGATCAAGACATCATGAACCCTGCTGTGATGATTGAAGCTGCTGCTAAGAACTTAAGACACAACGCGAATGCGTATAAGCAACTATCAGGACAAGACCTGCCGAATGATCCACGCGCGGTGCCGTATTGGATCGCACTACATCAGTGGGGTGCGACAGATGGGAGTAGACTAGTACACGCGCATCGCAGTGAGAGCGGCCACATGCCTGCTGCTGATGTGATGTTGAAGACACCTAAGCGTGACAACTATTCGACGCTGGTGAACAACGGCATACCGGGGCATGCGCGTGTTGATGATGTGCTAGGTCGCATCATGGAGAAAGCGTTGCCGTGGTTTGATAGTGGTATCAAACTGCGTACGTCGATGGGACAAGGTGATGCGGGTGCAGCACCTAGACCACCTGCTGATGTGCCAAACACAGGAGGCAGTACTGGTAGCAACGTCCCTTTCCCCAGTTCGGGGACGACGACCCAGAACGGGAGGACGATAGCGCCTCCAGACCACCCCAGTATTAACGGTGTTAATCCACGATTGGTAGCTGCTGTGCGTGGTGGTGCTGCTATGGCACTGCCACCGGGTTATGCGGTTAGAGCTACATCAGGTCATCGTCCCGGTGACACAGGTAGTCATCACGCTAAAGGCAATGCGAGTGACTGGCAGATATACAAGCCCAATGGTGAACCTATTCCGCATACGGGGGATGATACTACGGGGCTATACACACGCATGGCACGCGGTGTCAAAGCGTGGGTGCTTGAGAACGACCCTGCATTAGCTGATCGCATTGGCTATGGTGGTGCATTCGACAAGAGTAGAGGTAGTCTGACAGGTGTGCCGGATTTGATGCATTATGATCTAGGTGGTGCTAATCGTGGTCAGTTGCGACCTGATGTGATGTTCTCTAAGTTGACACCATTGGCACCTAACGAACGCAATGCACCTATACCCGGTCAACCACAGCAAGCACAACAGCCACAACGTGTTGCATCAACACAGCCGCAAGCATATCCGCCGCTTAAACCGAGTGAGGCGTTTAGTCCACTACGTAAGCAACAGCCAGCGGGTGTTGTTGATCCTGCTACACAGTTTGGAGTTAAGCCTGTAGGTACGATTGGGCAGGGTACGACGTTTGGAGATATACAACATACAACGCCACGCAGGCGGTTCAACGAAGCTCCGCAAGTTGCAACACCTCCTGAAGTAGCACCAGCTACAGCAACACCAGCACCACCTACGAACGTGCTACCTCCGGGGTGGAAGTACGGCACACTCAGCAACGGTGCGCCGTTCTTCAAGCTGCCTGATGGTAGTGTGCAGTTAGCACCTAAAGGGTACAAGCCACCATCAAGTACGCCAGTTGAGCCGCCTCCTGTAGCTATGCCACAAGGTGCAGGGTCGTTGGCTATAGCATCGCAAGGTAGGAACGCCGAGCGTATGGCTGAGCAGATGGCTCCTGCTATACCTATACCACGACCTAGACCAAGTGAATTAGAACCTCGATATATCTACAAGCCGTATATAGGTGGCGCACCTATACCACAACCAAGACCTCCAGAAGCGCCGATGCGCGGCGATGTACCTATACCACAACCGCGGCCGATTGAGGCTGATGCCGGTGTGCCTGTGCCTATGTACAACACAGGTGTAGGTGACAAGGTGCCGTTCCAATCGCCGGGTGAGATGCCACAAGGTAAGTTGCCTAAGGGACAGTTCCCAGATGATCCGAGTTGGTTCAGCATCACACCACGTGGACATGTGCCAGAGCCTGATGTGGTACCAACACCAGCACCGCCGCCTAATGTAGCACAACAACAAGTACCCACACCGACGCCGCAGCCGTTGGCGTTAGGACGTGATGTAGTGCCGCCTGCTGATCTACCTGATGCGTCGTCACAACAGGCGGGTAGTGTTGAGCCGTATGATCCTAATGCTGATCCACTGCCGTTGCCTGAGTTGCCACCTATACAACAGGCTGATGTGCGGCCTGAGGATGCTGAACTATACACAGGTCCAGCATCGACAGCAGCGCCGACGCCTATGCGTGATGCTAACGACGCATCCGCTGGTGTGAGTGGTATGCAGCCGTTCTCAATGCCTGCGCCGAATGTGAATGGTAGTACACAAGGATGGAAGCCATACAACGCAACACCGCCAGAGATGCCCAACGTTGCGAACGTCGAACGCAAGTTGGACTTGTCACTAGCTCCACCTGTAAAGCCGGGCGAACCTGATCCCAATTCGTGGATCAATGATTTGTATAGGAAGTACATCGACAACGGTAGACCTGACACGCGTAGTCAGTATCGCGCACCACTGCCGCAGATGTTGCGTGATCCATTCAATCCACCGCTAAGACGACCTAATGAACCTACTACACCATCAGCACCAGCACCAACACCACCACCAGCGGCAACGCCTGAAGCAGCTAGACAGACGCAGTTCATGGCTGCGATGCAAGAGTGGGCAGCACAGAAGAGCCAAGCTGTACGTGATGCATGGAAGACAGGTGAACCGACTGGATTGGATATAGCGTATAAGCAGTTCTACGATTGGTACTATGGACCTAAGAGTGTGAAGACTGAGGCGATTGGTGTGCCTAAGACAACCACACCTACGACGTTGAGCAAGCCTAACAACCCAATGGCAACAGGCATACCACTACCGAAGCAGCCACCGTTGGTGTTGATACCTAACAAGGGCACAAACACGCCAGCGTTTAGCGGACCCGTGGTGGGTGCGCCTGATAGTGGAGGTGCCAAAGTGATGCCGGGAGGTGGTGTTGTTGCGCCACCTATTGGTACAGGTGGAAGTGCGAAACCTCCCGGCGTTCCTAAGGTAGCTGATCCTAGTTCACCAACAGGTTACAAGTATCTGACACCTGAAGAGGCTGCACAACTACCGCCTGTTGTAGAAGAGCAACCTGTTGAATAGCACACATGCCTGTTAGCCGTGAAGAGTACATTGCACAGTATGGCATAGACCCTGAGACAGGTGCTAGTGCAGCAACTGCGCCTGCGCCTGAAGAGGGTGGCGGTGTTTGGGATCACCTTAAGGGGTTGGTAGTTGGTGCTGCGTCTGCACCTACTGACCTATACGCGTTGCCTAGTGTAGCGTTGTCAGGTGGACAGGCATTGTACAGGTCGTACGCGAATGATACGAAGTTCCTAGATGAGTTTCGCAAAGACCTACAGATTGACGACGCACAGGCGAACATACAAAAGCATCTGCAAAGTGTCGCTGATCAGTGGAAGCAACGTGATCCCAGCTTGACAGAGGAACAGATCAACTCAGGTTTGCAAGATTATACAAAGAGCAAGCAGTATGAGGACTTCACACAGGAACAGTTGACACACTTCCCATATGTAGCTGCGAAGTGGAAGGACACTGTTCGTGGTGTGCTAGGTGACGAGAGACCTGATAGTCAGCGCAAGTGGACTGAAAGTGCTGCTGAAGTGTTAGGTGGTGCTGTCGTTGGAGGTCCGGGTGGTTGGGCTACAGGTGTTGCGAGTGCAGGGAGTAAGGTGGGAGGTATCACTGCGAAGATAGCCAACTCAGCTATCACACGCGGCGCGTTGAACACTGCTGAGATACTCACACCTGTCACTGTACCATACACGGGAGCGAACATAGCACTCAACGCGGGTGTTGGGTTGGCTATGGATCAAGGCATGCGTGCTGTACAAGGTAAGGACACTGCGTTTACACCAGAGAATGAGCACAGCGCCGGTATAGGTACGATAGCTGCAACAGGTGTAGGTGTTGCTGGGTTCGCTGCATTCGTGGGTGCTGTTAAGGGACGCAGCGCAGCAGCTATACGCAACGCAACGCCGTCACCTACAGCGGCAGCGTTGAAGAACAACCCGACATTAGACCCGCGTGTTAGTGATCCTATCATGCCGGGTGGACCGTTGATTAGGGGTGGACCTGATCCACAGTACGGGCCACCGAGTTCGCTAGATGCTATGAACCCATTGACAGCAGCCAAGCGCAAGGGCGAAGGGTTGTTGATGGATGAAGGCGCACCTGTATATCAGGCTGTGAAGGATATACACGGTGCTGATGTTGCGTATGATTTAGAACTCAAGCGCATGGATGCTAGCTACGCGGTGTTGAATGACACAATACCGAGTGACGTCAGCAACGCGATGAGGAATGTACATAATCTAATCGAGGGTATGAACCCTGATGAACAAAGGGCGATGCTGAATGGGTGGTGGTTGACGAGTGATGCTGCGCAGAACAGGATTAGACATAGTGAGGCACTGGCGGAGGAGGCTGCACTACAAGCGAAGATAGCTAATCCACAAACGACGCCGCAAGGTAGGACAACAGCGACGACTAGGTTGGCAGAGTTACAGAGTGACATACAACGGTTCACGTTAGATCAACGTAGTGCGAGGCCACGTATACCTGACGTTCCTATGGTGGAAGGTCAGAACATGGCTAATACATTTCTCAATGACATGTCACCAAACACGGTGAAGTTTAGGAACGAAGTCAAGGCGCTCAACAAGAGCATGTTGGATTTGCAAGTGAGGTCGGGCGAGCTAAGTCAGGCTGTTGCAGATGAGATGCACAGATTGAACCCGTACTATGTACGTGCGGTGAATGACCCGTTGAAAGGTAAGACGGGTGTGTCGCGTATGTGGGAGAGTATTAGTCAAGGCATCAACAGGTCGCTTGAGCGTTCGTCTGAAGGTGCAGGTGCGAGTACGCTGCATGAAAGTCCACTGCGTCATCTAGACAAAGGCATACCACAGGAGAAACTACCCGGCGCACCAGAGACACGCATCACGCAACCGCTGGAACCGATGTCAGCAGCGCGTCAGTATGTCGAACAGGCGTATAGAAGTGCTAAGCTGGTGATGACGCGCAATGAACATATAAGACATCTAGCATGGGAGGATGGGATAGGTGCGAATGGTGTGAAGACTGCGTTCCACACAGATGGACATATGCGGATTGTCAATGGACCTAATGGACGCGAGTGGTGGACTGGTGAGTTGTTGCGTAGTTCACAGGTCAACGACGCCATGCGCAATCCACGTGTGGTAGGTGAGTGGCAGGATGGCAAGCTGCGACTGTGGGAGTTCGGTGATCTAGCTCTTGCACAGGCATTGCGTATGGAGCCTGCGCAGTTGACCGGCATGATGAAGATGTTGTCTGTCACCAGCAACATCATGAAGCAATTCACCACGGGTAGGTTCGCACCTTGGTTCGCGCCGTTGGGTGCGATGTACAATACGATCATTGGTATAGCAACACGTCAACCCGGTAGAGCGTTCGGCACAGCGTCATATCTAGGACACAGGTTCTTACCGAAGTGGGCCAACAAGTTCGGACTTGATGCACTACCTGACATCACTGTGCCATTGACGTGGCCTTATCACTTAACACGCACGATCATCGAGTTGTCTGCGTATCATATGACGCAGCCGATTGTGCAACAGTTGATTAAGAACTCTCCGTTCGCATCGTTGCAACAGGCAGTAGGTGCGCCGCAGTTTAGCAAGATGGTCAACATGATGTTGAAGGTTGCTAGCTGGGCAGAGAACTCACCAGCAGTGTCACTACTCAAAGCGGGTGCGAGTTATGGACATCAGAGCATAGACAAGGTGCCGCTTGTACGTGGTGCGTTTCATGAGATGGCTGACAAGGTGCCCGGTGTGTTGAAGGGTGCGTGGCAGTTCTACAAGGATGGACTTGATGCTATCTATCTAGCCGACAAGCGCATGTACTATACACAGAACTACGCGCTTCAGCATCTCAAGTACAGCAAGCTGGGCCAAGCTGTGCCGCAGTTTGAGATTGATAAGATCATACGTGAGGCGCGTGTGTTAGCTGGTGACATGGCGAAGGTGCCTGCTAGCAAGGCGATGAAGGACTTAGAGCGTGTGTTTCCTTACCTGACACAGACGAAGCTTGGTGCGTATCACCTGATGCGCAACATGGGTAGCAAAGAGACCGCTGCGTATGTGATACCGCGTGTTGTAGCTATGTCGAACATGATGGCGGCTAGCTACTACATGATGACGTATTGGAATGCTGAGAGTAGGAAGGAGTTCTGGGAACGTACACCTGAGCATCAGCGGTGGAAGTACGCATACGTGCCGACGTTGAAGCTGGCAACTGCGTGGGCGTCAGGTACCAACCTACCATATAGCAGAGACCTATACTACAAGGTACCTATACCGCCTGACATAGCGCCGATGGTAGCAGGCATGACTGCGTTCTGGCAGATGTTGGGTGCGATACCTGCTGACGCAACGCCGAAGCCAATTGCCAATGACCTGTTCAAGGTGTTGACAGATAGCGTAACGCCTGCAATGCCGCCGCTTGCGCAGACGATACTAGGTGCGAGTGGGTTGAAGTTAGATCCACAATCAAGTGAGACACGTGGTGGTGATTGGATACGCAACATGGTGCCTCGCTTCAAGGCAGGTCCACAAGCTGAAGCACGCACGAACCTAGGACAGGTGTCGAATAGCACAGCGTTGATGATGAACGGTTTGCTGGGTGCTAATGGCGCGCATCTCGCAGCAGGGATGGATGTCTTCTTACATGCGAGCAAGTTGCAGCCTAACGCAGGCGGAGGGTTCTCACCACGTGAGAGTAGAGACTTCGCTGCTGGACTGAAGGCTGCTACGACTGAGGTGTATGAACAAGCGAAGTCGAAGATACCCGACGTGCCGTTGCTATGGCAGAACAAGGAGAAGTACTCGTCGCAGACGGCTGCATGGCAACAGGTGAGAGAGAACACACAGCACATACAAGCGATCGTGCAGATGCGCAATGACATGATGGGCAAAGCTGCACAGAAGAAACAACTGCTTAGCAAGATGGCAGGTGGTGTGCCGCCTGAGCAGATGACGGATGTGGTGTTGGCACAGTTGGCAGATGACGTGACTAAGTGGCAAAATCCCACGGGGGAATTGGGCAAGCTGAAGACACACTACGGTGAGCTAGCTACACAACAGCGCGCAGTGAGCGTCGCATACAACATGACACAAGAGCAGCGCAGGTTGAAGGGCAATCAGATTACGAAGATGATGCAAGATAACATGCAGCAACAACATCTGGCAACGAAGAACGCGGAGGAGTTAATCGCCGCTAAGTACGGCAAGTATCTCGCTCCGCGTTTAGGTGACAGGCATCTCACGATCAGCACGATTGATCAGTTGATGCGTGAGAGCATTGGCAAGTAGTTGTTATACACTGTATAGCTCTGAGCGTTTCATCTTCTTGATCGTTGACCAGCGGTGTATGCCATTGGCGTCAGGCACAGACATCGCACACTCAGCAGGGATGATGAGTTGCTTACCACCTATGAGGATAGGTGTCTCTGCGTGTTTGACCATGACGCGTAGTGCTTGCTTCGCTACCTCATGACGCGCGATGCCTATCAATCCGTCATGTGTGTTGAGCGCGATGCGTGCCTTGCCTTTGGGCCATGCTGGGTCATCGTGTGCTTTGTATATCACCCTACACACGTGATCACCTATCGTTGACTGCGGATAGAACGCGACGATTGCTTCGGTGCTCTCATCCGTGGCGGGTATGAGTTGAACATAACGGCGACCATAGGCGTTGTAGATTGCACGATCTTCTCGCACACGTTTGAGGTCCGCTTCCCAACCTTTCTTTAACTCAGGTGTGAGCTTGTGGTACTTGACAAACGCTTCGCTTGCTGTACTTAGGGATAAGCCTGTAGTAAGGGCTAAGCGATCAGGCATCATACGGTAGTTGAGACCATGACGGCAACGTTTAGCAACAAAACGAATGGTTGGTTTGCCAGCCAACTCGACGTTGTATGCGATGCCATCACGCAACGCGGCGACTTGATCCAATGGGTAGCGGTCGAAGGTAGGAACATCGTTGTACGGTACGTCGAACATGTCACTGGCAAGAGCGCGGTGGCAGTCGTAGGAACCGTCAATGCGCGCCCGTTCAAACTGCTTCATCCACGACGTGATGTTGTACCTCCACCCCACTACTCGAGCCTCGGCCTGACTGCCGTCGATGTAAATGAAGCAGCAGCCAGGGTCAGCAATGAACATTTCCTTCGCGCGGTCTGGGATGTTTTGCAAGTTTCCTCCCGAACCCCACAGCGTTTGAGCAGACGACAACCTACCCGGAGCAGAACGCACCCCCGTCTGTCTGTAGTCACACCGCATCCGGCTGTCGTAGTCAGGCTTGGCTGATGCGTAGACAGAGTAGAACTTGTCGTCCTCGATGTATGCGTCTACGGCGTCGAGCACACGGCGAGCGGCAGGGGATGTGCGTGGATGTTTGCGCATGAGTTCGCGATTGGTAGCGTCGGTACTCACACCACGCCCGACGAGCTTGAGCTTGCTGAAGTAGAGTTCAGCCATTTGCTTAGGAGAATTGGGGTTGGGCGTGTAGGTGTTATCACCCACAGCGTCTCTTGCCGCAACGTAGAACTCGTGTAGTTTAGATTGCAGATCACTGTACAAGTTACCGGGTGTGTTCTCGTCCAGCATACGACGACGTAGTTCCATGTCATTCAACACTCCACCGACTGTCATCCACACAAGGTGATGTTGCAAACGCATGACGTGCTCGAAGTAGAACTTGTCTAGCTTCTGATCGCGGAGTTCTGATATGATGCCACGGTTCGCTGCAAGTGTGAGAGCGCAGTCTTTACCGTTGTATATCCAGAAATTATCAACACCCCCAGTATGGCGCCATTCGTCCTTCTCATTCTTATAGAACGGATGCATTGTGTATTGTTTGACGATGAAGCCAAGATCGTGCGGCATTGTTGGGTATAGCACATGATGACCCAGCATCGTGTCACTATAGGCAGGCCGACAGCGAATGCGATCCTTAAACCAGAGCCATGACATGTCGAAGCCTCCATTCTGCCACACCATGCGTGTAGTCGGCGCAGCATAGAGCGACTGTAAGGCGAGACGAATGGCAGTTTCTTCGTGGTGTTGGTAGACGTTGCGTTCTTCGTTGCGGAAGGCGATGCACATTGCTTCATGCGTTGTAGGAGCAAGGCCGACGCAAGCTGTTTCATTAGCGATGACTTCGATGTCAGATGCGATTGGATCACGTGAGGCTTTACACATAGCAATATAATCGAGTGCTTGCTTACAGGTGGGGTTGATATGTGTGACGACTGCATGGGGTTTGAAGGTTCCGAGTACAACAGGGCGAAGTTTGTCACCTATGTCCATGTCGAACATGATGTGTGCCATAGGATCACGCGCGCAAAAGGCTGGGTTGTAGGTGCAAATCGCAGTGATCTGACGATTGCCTACTATACACGGTATAACACTGCCGCGCCACGACGTTATGCCCTTCTTACCTAGCAAGGCTTCAACGGCGTAGTTGCCAAGGAGTAAGACATGTTGTAAGTTAGGCAGGTGTTCAAGCTCCCACTTCAGCAACTCCTGCCAAGCGGATAGCTCATGTTTCCCTACCGGCTTACGGTTCGCACCCTCGTTAACATCGAACGCAACCTGACGCTTGACGACGTTGGTGATGTAACACTCATGACGCTTCACCTCTGGACAATGAGTGCGGATGGCACGCCAGAGTATGTTTCCTGCACCGCCTACAAGCGGGATGCCTTGAGCGACCTCGTTGCGACCCGGAGCTTCAGCTATGACAGCGATGGTCGAGTGGAGAGTACCACCCATAGAGCACTCAACGACAAGCCCCGCCGCACTAGCCTGAAGTGAGAAGCGTTCTTTAAGTTCTGCTGTTGTTAGTGTCATTCGTTGTCCCCCTTCAACACACTGTCGGCCCACTTGTTAAGTGCATCTTTGACATAGCATGTAGTGTCTACAGTGAACTCCATGTTGTCTTTGTCAATTGATACCCAACGCAGCTTCTTAATCCATTCAGCGAGTTGTACGATCTCTGTGTTTGTCATCATGACTTAGGCTTCCTCTTCCAACCGAGTGACTTCAACGATGTAGCGAGTGAGCGTTGGTCTGTTATCAACGTCGCATGTTTGATCGCACGTGTGAGGCCGGTGTATAGGTTGGGACGTGAGAGATTGAAGAACGCGCATGATGCCATGATGTAGGAGATGTTGTCATACTGCGAGCCTTGACACTTGTGCGTGGTGAGAGCATAGGCCAACTCAATCACGCGACGTGGATCGTAGGTGTAGAAGAACTGCCTACGTCTGTTGTACTCATGCACCTTGGGTGGTAGTTCGACAACGCGATCACCGAAGTCAATCTCCAACACACCGATAGGGTCGATGCTTCTGATGACACCGACTTCACCATTCAACATCTGCTTCGTATCAGGTGCAGGGATGTACGCATGTGCGTAGCCTGTACCATCGTTAGCGAAGTCGGTGTAACGTTCGGTGTAGTCACGTAAGTCGTACGAGTTGGTGTTGCAGACAACCTTGTCACCTATGCTGACGAAGCATCTGTTCTTCACCTCCCACTTGTTGCGAGGGAGTTCGATCTTACCGGGCATGGTGGGGTTGAAGCGTAGTTGGAGGATGCTGTTCAAACGCACAGTGCCTATGTCTGACTTACGCGCGGGCGAGATGATTTGATTGTTGATTGTACGCCAATCGATGTCGTTGTCTTCGAGCATGTTATACAGTGTATGAAGCACTGCGTCACCGAGCATCACGCGAACGTCGCTATTGGATGTGAAGAACTGTCCGCGGTTGATGCGACGTGCTGCTTCGATGATGCCGTTGCCTTCAGCTTGGCGGTAGATGTTGTTGAGTGTGACAGTGTTAGGCATGGCGAGACACTTCGCAAAGGGGGATGTGGGGTCTGCGAGGTCAGCGTTCTCAATAGGTGGGAGTTGGCGAATGTCACCGAACACACGCAAGCATGCACCGTGGCGTAGTGATGAGACGAGATCACGATGTAGGCCAGTGGACACCATTGCATACTCATCAACGATGACGATGTGTTGTTCAAGTGGGTTGGACTTGCCGCGTGCTGGTGTGCTGACAGATGTAGCTTCACCTGTTTCATCGTCCATGTCAGGGCGATTGAACTCAAGGAGTTTGTGTATGGTTTGAGCAGGATAGCCTGTTGCTTCACGTATACGACGGGCGGCTTTACCTGTTGGTGCGGCGAGTGCGAATGGGATGTTGCGTTGTGTGAGTAAGTCACACGTCTGCTTTATAATAGTAGTCTTACCCGTACCAGCTTCACCTGTCACAGAGACGAGGCGCTTGAGAGGATCGACACACATAGTAATAGCGTTCTGCTGTTCAGCATCTAGCTGCATCGCGTCCATCGATGTTCTCCATGCTGCATGTTTCGCAGCTATACAGTGTATAACAATAGCAAACGCCGCGCACTGCGGAATGGGGACAGATGCGCGGCGTTGCTCAGCCTGCAGACTAGTTCACTGGGGGGCAGCTCTAGCCAACAGACGTAGAGCCGTCGGTCTCTTCGCCACGCTTGTTCGCGATCACTTCGTGCTTGATGCGCGTCAGACCAGACTGTGCATACTCAGGCGTGTCGAGGAACTCAACCACCTTGCGTGCATCAGACATGATGCGGTCGACTTGCAGCTTCGCACCGGGAATGACGTTGCCCTGTTCGTCAGTTACACGAACAAAGAAGTGGAACGTACGCTTCTGTGCAGCACGTTGTGCAACAGCTTTCTTCAGGCTAGAGTAGGCAGACGACGACGCGGACTTGGAAGGAGTAGCCATTAGGATATATCCTCATGTATGGGGTTATAGTGTGGTGTAGTGGTAGTGTGTTAGGCACACACGTTGGTAGCATGTGCCTAACACATAGTAGCACACGCGTGTTAGAGAGGCAACACTTGGCCTACCTCAGCACGCGGGTTCTTCTCAAGGTCTTGACCCATGCGAATGCGAGCACGTGCTTCACGACCCACGAAGTCGTTAGGGTCAATGGAGCTTGACATCGGAACACCGAAGGCCTTACAGACGTTCTTCATACGCCAACGATCAGCGGGGATGTCACGTGAGACGACGTTCATCGTGAATGTCAACTCATCAACACCATCACCGGGGTCGAAGTCAGCAGGGAACTCGGTGCGCGGCACTTGCAAGGTGAGCGTGAGCATCGGGTTCCCTGAAGAAGCTGCTGTCTTGTCGATAGCAGCAGTGCAGATGCACTTATACTCACCAGCAGGGAGTTGCGGAGGAGCTTCAGCGTCTGCGATGTTAGCAGAGAAGTTGAGCAAACCCATGTTGGGTTCTCCTATGTTACGGGCTTATACACTGTATACATGCACACACAGGTAGCAAGCCACTAGGTCTAGTCTGTGTGCGTAGGAGTAGGCACTATGTATAGTGGCTACTTAGGCACTGGTAACTTTGCGAAGTTGCCAGCGATGTAGTCCTGCCACCACGTGGATATGGCAGGACCAGCATTGGTGTTTGCGTTGTAGCGTAGAGGGAATGACGTCTGTGCAGTCATGTCGAACATGCGTGACTTCATCGGCGCACGGAAACGTTCAGGACGGATGGCGATATGTCTGACCCCATTGACATCACGAATGTTCCATACTTCAGAGATGTCCTTGCTAGCGATGTTAGGAAGCTGCCCGCCAAGCAACATCCCGACGCTGAGGATGGCACCATCGTTGTTTCGATCAGCATCCTTCTCATGCGTAATGAAGATCACGTGTTTGTTCAAGGCACCTGTGACACGCAAGGTGTTGGAGATGAGCGACGACACTGCTATGTTACGAAGACCATACCCATTGAGGCCGGGTTGCTCGATTGTACTCTTGGGAGCAACGCGTACTGCATACTGAAGAGCATGTTCACTGAACTTGGTCAGGCTATCGATGATCAAGGTGTCGAAGTCAGCGAGCATGCTATACAGTGTATAAGGGTCAGGCTTCATTCCCTCCTTAACGATGTCCACACTACTTTCTTTACTCAGATTAACACGGTGCCAATTGGGCATGTTGCGAATACTCATGTCACCATCAGGGTCAAGCATGAGGAATAGCTTGCGACCGGGAGCGGTTGCAGCGAGTGTAGTTTTGCCGCTACCACTATCACCCCACAGGATCATAGATAAGCGCGATGGTGCGTCTGTTGGATGTTCTATCTTTAATTCCATCATCTCCCCTTCCTGATGTTATACATAGTATAGCACATGTGTAATCACCTGCAACTCATCGTCAGTTATGGTTTACCTCCATCCAACGCTGCACAGGCCACATCTACATTGCTCATCAAGTTATCGAGGCACTGCTGCCGACCGGCGATGATCTTCAACGCCTCACGCAGCCGCTCGATCTCGTTCTGCGCCGCCTCGTACTCGTCCGACATCCGCACCATGCGCTGACTATCGGCATGTCGAGCAGCGTTGATCCGCTCGATCTCACCATTCGCCTCTGCTATCAACTCAGCACCGACGCGAACCTCCTCCCGCAGCCGCTCGATCTCGTCCTCCAGTCGGCGCACGTATTCGCTTTCGGAGACTGGCGGGCAGTTCTTGATCGTGTTGCGCAGTCGCTCTATCTCGTTAATATCTCGATTGCGTTCAGGGATCATAAGAGCGATTACTTTCTCCAGCCGCTCGATCTCGTCGGCGGCCTCGCGCAGTTCGGGATTTTCATACCCGCGCAGCCGCTCTACGATGTCATTCATGGAGGGCACTCACCAATAGGTCGTGAACCCGTTGCGTCGATTGTCCGTCAAGGAGGGCGTCCTTTGCTCGCGTAATAACAGCGCGCAATCGCTCGATCTCGTCTGCAAGCTGCCATGTCAAATAGTCTTCTGGCGGCCCACCTAGATTGCGTGCATAGTCGCGCGCCTGTTTCACGATGTCTGTTGTAGTCATGGATCAAGTGTCTCCATTAGAGGCGACCAGCGTTCGGTTGTCATTTCGTTGTCGTATATGTGACGGCGTTGCTCTGATGTCTCACTGCATAGAGGTATGAACGAGCATGAGCGGAAGTAACGGTTGCATGAGTGTGTGTACATAGGTGCGTCTGTAGGTGCGTCTTCGTATGCATGGATAACATCGAGCGAATGGCGGACCCATGACTGCCACTCGTGGAAGCTTTCTTCGTTGCGTGAGGTAGGGTAGCGCATCATTCCGTCGCTGTATGTGGATGACTTAGGCACAGGGAGTTGTAGACCCCACATGACGACGTTGCGTATAGGCATGTCGAGTAGGCATGACATAGCGACGCAGTAGCCGGTGACTTGGTTGGATGTGTCGAAGGAGTTGGACCATACAGTGTCGATGCGCGAGCCAGTTTTGTTCTCATGTACTTCAGGCGTCTTGTCGCTAGGACGTAGTGTGTCTACACACACAGCATCAACACGGCCGATGAAGCGAATGAGTGGAGCGTGGTTGTTGTTGTGTAGTGTGATGTCGAATGGCATCTCTATGCCGATGCGTGATGCGTCGGAGTTACAGATTGGTATGAAGCGACCAAGTGGATAGCGTTGGACATAGTTGATAGCTGCACTCTCAAGGTTAGCCTGCGTTCTACGTGCATCACGGGGGTCGTCGTGATAACCTGATGTTTCGAGGAGATTGAGAGCCATCTGCATGCAACGAGTTTCGGCGTCTTCGTTACTACGATAGTAAGCGAGCGCCTGCGACCAGCGATCAGGATGTAGTGCATTGGCGAATACACGGTCAGCATATTTGTAGATAGCATCTAGCCTGCCTCCATCATCGTTCTTGTCGTTCATTATACTGTGTATAAGATCAAAGAAGCGACAAGCTGCAAAGACGTCATGCATCGCGCGACCAGCTTCGAGAGCTAGTACACGTTCGACACCAGCAGATAAACGCTTACCATGCCAAGAGTTGATGATCCCCCAACGTGGGCATGTGTTCACGGCTGTTAGGGTGGAGTAGTCTACCCACGGGATCGTGGTGTCTGTGGTAGGACGTATGATCACAACATCACCTCTTACCGTTGAGTATCTCAGACACACGACCAGCATTGCGTAAGCCTGTGCGACGAGCGATGTCTGTCTCTGTCAGATTGAGGTTCTCATGTAGCTTGTGTACTTTAGCCTTCATCTCATCAGTGATGACCTGTGACACAGGGCGTGCGTGGCGAATGTACTTCTCACGTGTCATGAGTGACACAGCTTTACGCAATTGACGTTTAAGAGATGGGTCGTCTATACACTGTATAACGGCTTCGATCATATCACGTGCGAGGGGGATGTTTGACATCAGTGAATGTCCTCCGAAGCTTCGTTGTCAGGGTGCATTGCTTTACGTACGGCGGCCCAATCGTCTTTCAGGCGAGCACCTACGGCTGCGATGTTC